TGCGATGGTACGACTTCTAACGCAGAGTTCAGCGGTGAGCGTAGCGAATCCGCTGGAACGTAGTGTTAGGTTTTTTAATGAAAAAGGAAAAAATTATGAATGAACAGTTAAAGGCAATTGAAGACCTTCGTCGTTTAGGTATTTTGATAACGCCACCATCTGAGCGAGTTCGATTTCCGTTTCGTGAATTTCATGTAATCGGTCACACCACACTAGATAGCAATGAACTTCGCCATGGGGATCATTGGTACTTGTACGCAAACGTAGGAGAGAAACCGCTTCTTGTGGAAGTGAAATGGGCAGATTCATTAAGCAATAGTCCTAACGCAGAGTTCAGCGGCAAACGTAGCGAAACCGCTTAAACGTAGTGTTATGTGAAAAGGAAAAATGATGAAAGATTACAGTGAAGATGTACTAAAAATACAAGAAGCCGGGCGCAAACTGCCAGAGCTTATTATGAAAGACAGACAAATGGCGCTTGCTTTCCTGTCTCAAAATATTATTGCATCGCAAAAAATAATTGAATACATTGCAGAAACCTATGGAGCAGCAAACGAATGAACGAGCCGAGACTTTCGAGCGCTTCTGCTGCGCAGTCGAGAATTTTCTCAATGGGGAAAGAGATAAAGTCGCGGACTACTTGCGAGACATTCAAGCCCGGCTCGGACGCGACATTGCTGAACGCGTCAAAACCAGCATTCTTGCCTGTTCGAAGTCACCAGGCTGGCTTAGAGATGTCGAAAGGCTGCGCGTTAAGCCCAAAAGAGCGGGAATTGATGCAGATATTCGGCAGACTTCCATTTTCTTTTGAGGTGGATTGGGATAAAAGGCTTGAACCTGCTGCGTAAGTGTGTAGAATGAGATTTATGGACACTAAAAAAATCGGCAAACCCAAAACAATTGAAGACGCAAAGCGCGTCAATATTTACATTTCAAAAAAAGCGCACGAAAAAGCGAAAAAGATCGGCGGGGGGAATTTTTCTGCTGGCGTGACTAAGCTGATAAATGAGTATGATCGTCGGACTTGACCCCGGCGCAAGCACTGGCGTGGCTATATTTGAGAACGGAAAGCTAACAAAGCTAACCACTTGGACACCAATACAGCTAATAACCCTGCTTCCTAGCCTTTCGGTTACAAGCGTGATATTTGAGGATTCGCGCCTGACTTCGCCTGTATGGAGCCGGGAAACCAGCCAAGCTGCACGCATGAAGATAGCCCGGAATGTTGGCCAAGTGGACGCTATATGCAACCTGATATGCGCCCTATGCGAAGAAATGAAGATAAACGCTCACGGAATAAGCCCGAAGCACAAAGGGCGCAAGCTGGACGCTGAGACTTTCAATAAGCTGACTGGCTGGGACAAAAAAAGCAACCAACACGAGCGCGACGCAGCAATGTGCGTTTTCTCACATGGTGGAATAAAAAGGCTTGCATAGTCTGTTTAGGTGTGTATAATTCTCTACATCGACTAACGATACCAGGAGAATGAAAATGATGACAAGAATCGAAGCGGTAAAAGTATTAACCGAAGCAATCAAGTCTTACAGCGGCGAAGCTGGCCCTGGCAAGTGGTCTGTCGAAGAAAGCGCCAATAGCAATAGAGCGGCTGTCGGCTTGGTGTATGCGGTGGAAGTACAAGACGATGCCTTCCCAAGCCCTCACGCTGACATAAAAGATTCGAGCGACATTTTGGAAAAATTCGGCGGAAATCAGATACTAAAAACCGCTGGACTTGATTATTTTGATGGCATGTCAGATAGCTATGTCGATAAATTCGGGGATAGTATGTACTGCGAAATGTTACTTATTGAAGTGGCAGACGAAGCGGAATGATTAGTGGTAAATAGAAAACAGGGGCGCAAGCCCCTACAGGAGAATGAAATGGTCATAATTTTAGAAGACAAAGAAATATCTTTAACTTGGGATGAGTTTGTAAGTGCTGCGGGGTGGTTATGACTGACAAAACTGACCGCGAAAAGCATGAATATGCTGCGAAGGCTGCGGGGGTTGAGATTGACCCAATTGATGCCGCGCATGACCCGAGAGAGTGGCAATGCTGGAACCCGCGCCACGACAATAACGATGCGTTTCAATTAGCCGCTAGACTTAAACTGCAAGTCGCATTCGGTACTTTCAAAGACAACGTAGCATCAGCCTATCGGTTTGGCACGCCAGCGGTCGAGGTAGAAAATACAGACATAGAAGCCGCTGCAAGAGAAGCCATTTTTTTAATTGCTGCTGAAATTGGAAAGGGAATGAAATGACTGACAAGCCAGACCCGCTGCAACGGCTCACTGACGTGCAGCAAGAGATAGAGGCCGCACTAGCACTAGAGCAGGGGCAACTCGAATGGCAAGTGGCATTCTTTGACGCAGTGTATGAAGCATGGCATTCAGCGGGTATGGACGTACTTGGGGGCGACTGGAACACATTTGCCTCAACACTAGAAGCTAAGTTAAAGGAAAAAACACATGAAAAAGTTTGCTGACTACGAGCCACTGAAGCTAAATTAAAGGAAAAAAACACATGAAAGAGTTTGCTGACCTTTGTCTAAAAATCGTCAAAATAATACTTTGTGCTATTTCCATAGGTGCCTTTGTCTTATTTTTCGTGTATTTGTGGAGCCTTGTCCTTGGATATTTAATACCTTTCAGCGTTGAAAACCATGCAACAGAATACAGCGCATTGTGCGTGAAAAACGAAGGTAAGCCAGTTTTTAACGGAAAATACTGGGAGTGCATGAAATGATTGACCGTGAAGCATTTGAAGAACGAGCCGCAATACTTCAATACGACGCCGGAATGAGTAAAGCGGAAGCAGAAAAGAAAGCAAAAGCGTTATTGGAAAAGCGGGAAATGTTGGAAAAGATAGCGAAAATGAGGCAAAATAAGCACTGACCCCGGAAAGTACAGGGACCAACACGCATGGGGTTGTGCCTATTGGCGGCATATATCGAAGGTCACGACGAGACCCCAGTCGTGTTAGTGAACAGTCCGGCACAGGAGCCATGAAAATGGCCTGCAAAGCGTATAGCCTGAATTTACAGGTGAACCCTATTGACGAATAGGGCTACGGGCATCCGGGGTAATAAGCCCCACCTTATACAGCCTTATATTTTGATATAAAAAAGAAATAGGAAATGAAATATTACCTACCTGACTATAACTTTGCAGTAGAGAAATATAAAGGTGAGTGGATTATGCTGCATAAGGGCAGTGATGCGGTATTAGCACACACGCCAGAGCAGATTAAAGCTGTACTTTGGTGGGCTGAAAAAAACAGGGAAAAATATGCCGAATTGGTTGATTTTTCATTAAAAGAGTTAGGGGCGCATTTACAAATACGCTGGAACAAAACAGACGACCCGGAATGGCCGAAGGAAGTAGTTTACAAACACTTCAAACATGGTGAGACTAAAGAACTGGACAGACTGCTTGCAAAAGAAAGCTACCCAAAACTCGCACCATGCCGGACAATAACAGGGAAAAAGTACGCACAAATTCCGGGAGTATGGAAAGAGCGAATAAGAGCCGACGCGGAAACAATGGCACTGCCTGTTTATGTTGTTGACATTGATGGCGACCCTATAAAGTGGAGTGCAAAATGAAAAGAAAATACATTGTCAGTAGATACGCTTTGTATTTAGCCGGGCTGGATGGTCACTTTAAGAAACGGCCAGTAATTAACTGCGATGCACTCATTTTAGATAGCCGCCAATACAAAAGATACATAAGAGCGAGTGTTGCAAAAACCGCATAATTGTGTAGAATAAACCTATCTATAGTAAAAAATGGATAGAAAATGACTACTAAGCCGAAATCCGGCTTTGGTCGGCCAAAAGGAACACCGAAGACTGGCGGAAGAACTGCCGGGACACCGAACAAAGCCACAAGGGAATTCAGGGAAACCATCAACAAGCTGCTAGAGGGCAATGCCGACAATGTTGCCAAGTGGCTAACAATAGTGGCGGAGGGTGATTTGGAAAGAGAAATTAAGCCAGACCCCGGAAAAGCCTTAGATTTACTCGCAAAGCTGGCTGAGTTTGCCGCGCCTAAGCTGGCAAGGACTGAGCATGTTGGCGATCCTAAAAATCCGGTGCAGACGATAGTTAAATGGGCGCAGGACTGACCCGCGAAATAATCATCCCTTACTCGCCGAGGGATGCCTTCAAAAAGTTTCACCGAAGATCAGAACGCTGGGCTTGCCTGGTAGCACATAGACGGGCAGGCAAAACGGTGGCCTGCATTAACGACTTGATACGCCGAGCGTTTGCCGAAGGCAAGACGGAAGCAAGATACGCCTATATCGCGCCTTTTTACAGTCAGGCAAAAAGTATCGCATGGGATTATTTGCTGAAGTTTAGTGAGCCAGTCAGGGTAAACGCTAATGCTTCTGAATTGTGGGTAGAACTGCTGAACGGCGCAAGAATAAGGCTATTCGGGGCAGATAACCCGGACGCTTTGCGCGGTTTATATCTGGACGGTGTGGTACTGGATGAATATGCAGATATGCGCCCTAGAGTATGGGGCGAGATTATCAGGCCATTACTTGCCGACCGGGAAGGATGGGCGGTATTCATTGGAACGCCAAAAGGACATAACGGATTCTATGATATTTGGCGTACCGCGCAGGCTTCGGATTCATGGTATGCGGCGAGCATTAAGGCCAGTCTGTCTGGATTACTGCCTAATTCAGAGCTAGAAGACGCAAAAAGAGGAATGACCGAAGACCAGTACGAGCAAGAATTTGAATGTTCGTTTGAGGCGGCTATTTTGGGCGCGTATTATGGAAAAGAACTAAAACAGGCCGAGGAAACTGGACGGATTACCAGTGTTGAGTATGACCCGGCCATTCCGGTCTATACGGCTTGGGACTTGGGTTATCACGACGATACAGCAATATGGTTCTATCAGATAACCCCAAACGAAATACACTGCATAGATTACTACGCAGCTTCTGGGCTTTCCATTGAAGACTATGCCAGAGCAGTCAACGGGAAAGGCTACAGGTACGCTAGACATTGGCTACCCCATGATGCAAGGGCAAAGACGCTATCAAGCGACGGAAAGTCGATTATTGAGCAACTGATACCGTTATTGGGTGGTGCTGGAAAGCTGGCGATTGTGCCAAGTTTGAGCGTACAGGACGGGATTCAGGCGGTGCGTATGATGATGCCGCGGGTATGGTTTGACCGAGAGAATTGCGGCGATGCGGTAGAAATACTCAAACAATACCAAAGGGAATGGAACGAAGACAAGAAAGCCTTTAGTGAGCGACCGAGGCACGATTTTTCCAGTCATTGTGCGGATGCTTTCAGGATGTTGGCACTAAGTTGGCGCGAAATTAAGCCAAAAGAACCCGAAAAACCCGCAAAATTCAACATAAAAGCACAAAACGGTGTCATAATTACAGCACCTTTAGACGAATTGTGGGCGGACGTTAAACGCCCGCAGGAAAGATACTAATGTCTATATTTACAGTATCAGCTACCGAAGTAGTGCAATTAGGAACTGGCGCTATTCAGCCAACAGACACATTTCAGAATGGTGTGCTTTTATCTGGTGATTTGAACAGGGCTATTGCTACAGGCGGCGATGAGTACGCCAACGGTCTTTTGATGACTGACGCAGGGCAGGTTCGATATTTTGATGCTACTGCTGGACTTCCTGTGGATGTGGTGTGGTCTAACGGACTGCCTAGAGCCAATGATGGCGCTTTGTGTGTCTCGACAGGCGCACTGGCAACATATTCAAATGGTACGCCTATGGTGGCGAATGGCGCGGTAAGAGTGAGCATAATCCCATGATATTTGTACAAGCGCACCCACAAGCCAGACCGCCCGTCATTGATAGAATTGGCGCGGTGCAATATGTCATGTGGCACCCTGTTAAATGTGAAGACAAAACAGCATACTATTTGTTCCCAAATGGCGCAGAGTTAAAAACTAGCGCAACACCTGAGAGACTGGTGGCCGTTGCGGAAAGCCCAGAAGAAGCCTGGTCAAGAATTATGACCGACAAGCCGCTTCTCGAAAAATACGGAATACCCACATGAACCCAGTAGACGCAAGTACCAACCCGGTAGATGCAAGCACAAAATGGCTGGCAGAGCTAAAACTTGCCAAACGCGAAGATGAAAAATTCATTGAGCGTGGCGACAGGATAATCAGACGTTATCGTGACGACCGCAAAAACTTCACGACTTATGGCAAACGATTTAATATATTGTGGTCGAACATTCAGACCATGATGCCAGCCCTGTACGGGAAAACACCTAGAGCCGAAGTATCGAGACGCTGGAAAGATTCTGACCCTGTTGGACGCACTGCTTCGGTGATTATAGAACGCTGTTTACAGTACGAGATTGACAAAGGCGATTTTGACGCTTCGATGCGGCTGGCAATACTTGACCGACTGCTTCCAGGACGCGGTACGGTGTGGGTGCGGTTCGAGGAAAAAGAACTAGCTCAGCCCGTTGACGCTTTGCCCGGTGTGGAAGGCGGCGAGGCGCAAGTTATGCCCAACGCGCCTTATAAATACGAATGCACCCCGGTAGATTATGTCTTCTGGAAAGATGTGAGATATTCACCTGCCAGATGTTGGGATGAGGTGACATGGATAGCCCGTAGGGTGTACATGAGCCAAGATGACGGCATTAAGCGATTTGGCGAGGAGTTTAAGCAAGTTCCATTAACTCACGAGCCAGTGGGACTTGATGAGATGGAAAAGATGGGTGTTGAAGGCCTGGACGACATGAAAAAAGCTGTTGTCTGGGAAATATGGAGCAAGACGACAAAGCAGGTCTTCTGGGTGGCCGAGGGATACTCTAAGACGCTGGACATTAAAGACGACCCGCTCGGGTTAGATAATTTCTGGCCATGCCCCAAACCTTTATTTGCTACCCAAACCACTGAAACCCTAGTACCCATACCCGATTACAGCCTCTACCAAGACCAAGCCGAAGAGATTGACATGCTAACTAACCGGATAGCAAAGTTAGTCCAAGCGGTTAAAGTGGTGGGTGTCTATGACGCAAGCCAGCAGGGTGTGCAAAGGATGTTAAGCGAGGGCGTTGATAACCAATTAATACCTGTTGACACTTGGGCAGCTTTTGCGGAAAAAGGCGGCCTAAAGGGTGTCGTGGACTTCATGCCGCTGGATTCTGTACTCCAGGCTTTAAGAGAATGCTACGCAGCTAGAGAACAGGCTAAACAGGTAGTGTATGAGATTACTGGACTATCTGACATTATTCGCGGTGCGTCAATGGCTTCGGAAACCGCTACCGCGCAACAGATAAAAAGCCAGTACGCTTCACTGAGGCTGAAACGCCTACAGACCGAAGTGGCTCAGTTTGCTTCGGAAGTGCTGAGAATCAAAGCCCAGATAATGTGCGATTTTTACGCACCCCAGACGCTTGTCGAGATGTCTGGAATCATGGGGACGATGGACGCTCAATACGCAGAGCAGGCCATTATGTTGTTGAAGTCTGAGCCAGCGAGAGGGTTCAGGATTGAGGTTGCCTCAGATTCATTGGTAGAAATGGACGAAGCCAGCGAAAAACAGAGCCGGATTGAGTTTCTAGGTGCGGTGGGGCAGTTTATGGATAGAGCGTTGCCTGTTACCCAACAAGTGCCAGAACTTGCGCCTTTGATGGGTGAGATGTTGATGTTTGGTGTTCGGGCATTCAAAGGCGGCAGAATGATGGAATCTGCTTTTGATGAAGCCATGGCCAGACTTAACGCGCCGAAACCGCCTGAACAACCGCAGCCCGACCCGGAACAAATGAAAGCCGAGGCCATGATGCAGGTTGAACAGGGCAAAATGCAACTTGAACAGGCAAAAATACAAACTCAGGGGCAGATTGAGCAGTTTAAGGCGCAACAGGCTAAAGAACTGGAACAAATGCGTCAAGAATACGAATCGGCTAGAGAACAAGTTAGACAAGAAGCCGAGACGCAACGCTTACAAATGAAAGCCCAGATTGAAGCAGAAACCAAGCTGCAAATAGCCGAAATGCAGCGCAGCCTTTCTGAAAAGCCAGCCGTATCAGTCGAAATTGCTGGCGAGGAAAAGCTAAGTGAGGTAGGTGAGCAGGTAAAACAAATGGCTGACATACAACAAAGTGCAGTATTGCAAGCCGTCGAAATGCTTGCCGAAGCCGTTGAAAAGATGAACAAACCAAGACGCAAGTTGCTGCAACGCGGCGAAGATGGTAGAGCAATTGGCGTGATTGAAATTGAGGAAGATTGATGCCTAACGCAATTTACCCAAAGTATAAAGAAGCACTATTACAACATGCGGCTAACTCTTCGCTGACTGGAACAGTCAAAGTAGCGTTAGTAGATACTGGTGTTTATACTTACAGCGCAGCCCATGAGTTCCTGACAAGCCTGACGGGTGTTGTCGGAACCGCGCAAATTGTAGGCTCTAAGACGTTTACCGATGGCGTATTTGACGGCGCAGACGTGACGTACACAGCAGTAACAGGAAACAGCGCGGAAGCACTGGTTTTTTATATAGACACTGGAACGGCGGCAACATCGAGACTGGTTTCTTACATCGACAGTGGATTTAGTGGACTTCCTGTTACACCTAACGGCGGTGATATTACGCTTTCATTCAACGCTTCCGGTATTTTTGCACTATAAGGGTAAAAAATGAATAACGTAATTTTGCCCGGCACTGGTGAGCCAATAGCCACAGATGACATAGGGACAGCACCGAATAACGCTCACTACCAGCGCATAAAAATCACTGATGGCTTAGAAGAATCAACCGTACCCGCGAGAGTAAAAGCGACAAACGCAGACGCGAATGATGCTGGCATTGTAGTTCGCCTGACACCACAAAAAACTTGGTCAGTGAGTTTTACGCGGGTAAGTGCTTCGTCACTTGATACCCCAGAAATGACGCAGCGCCGTTTGGGCGCGGGCATGGGCGTATCTCAGGTGAACGGAAACCTTGTGCTGACCACAGGGACGACCGCGAACTCGGAGTTTCTGGCGCGTTCGGTGCCGAGCTTCAACGGCGCACTCATTGAACGACACCAGACCATACTGAGCCAGCGTATTGCCAATAATAACTTTGCTATTTTGTTGGCTGACCGCATTGCCGAAGGTGCGTCATGTACGATTAACAGCGCCACGAGCATTACGGTAACAGTGACGGCGCATGGCTTCACTACGGCAAATGTTGGCCAGTCTATGAATGTTGGCGCTATTAACGGCGCGAACGGTGTGCCGGGTCGCTACGCGATTGCCTCAATTCCGTCAGTCGATACCATTACTTTCACGGTGGCTGGCTGGCCTGCCTCTGGTTCATGTACGGTTGACCTGTTTGGCTGGAACTACATCAGGTGGCTGTATTCTGGAACGACTGCCACTGCCGCTGCAATTGACGCTCAACGGTACGGCTGGAACAGTGGCGATACGACAGCGACAATAAACACGACTGCCAGCCCCGGTCACATGGCACAGACAGCAATTGACGGTCGAAATGTCTATTTTTCTGATGCATTAGTCGCCTCAAGTACAACACCATCAGTAGTCGTGCGGGGGCATCGTGTTGTCAACATACCTGACGATGACATTGAATTATTTGTGTATCTATGGGCGTACAATGGTTCAACGGCTCCAGCCAGCACAACGACTTGGACTGTAGGCTTTATTGCGGCTGAAGAGGCTGTTAATACTCCAGTATATCTGGCAGGAATAAGGCAGCAAGGTTTTTCATCCCCACTTCCCGTAGTGTTTCCTGCTACGCCAGCCGTTACAGTAACAAGCGGAACCGTTACATTATCTGCGAACACACCCACGCTGGCGGCGGGTTCTAACCTGGCGGGTGACTTTGGTGTTCAGTATCGCGCCAGCGCTACGGGTGCGGGTACTTTAACCAATGTGAATTGTCCAGCCACACCTGTAGCACAGCAGTTAAAAGGAACGGCTGGACGTTTAATAGGAATTATTTTGACAAACACATCAGCATCAGATAGATGGCTGAAACTTTTTAATGCTACTTCCGCATCCGTCACACCTGGTACTACTTCGGCATTGTCTGAGGTTGGTATTAAAGCGGGGCAGACTATTCGGTTTACTTTTGAAGGTGGCGCAGCATTCTCCACTGCAATAACAATAATGATTACAGGCGGTCAAGGGCTGACTAACAATACGGCGGTGACGTTAGGTGATGTCACTGGTTTTGCTATCTTTGCATGAGGAATATATGACACTCGAATTTTTAATTGATATGTGTGAAAAGCGGTTGAATCACTTAACCGTGCAACGTGCATCTGCTTCTGAAATTGGCGATATTAGCCAGATTGAACGGATTGACGCAGAAATTACCACGACACAAACAACGCTGAATCAGCTTAATAGCCTGCTTTAATGCTGCTGCTGTTTTTCCAGCCCACTACTGGCACTCAAACCTTAACGCAAACCGCTAGGTTTGATAATGCCCAAACTTTTTATAGTGGAACGGTTACTCAGGCTGGCGGCACGCAGACACTAACGCAAACGGCGCGGTTTAATAACGCGCAAGCGTTTTATGGTGGAACAGTAACCCAAAGCGGCGGGGGGCAGACAGTAACGCAAACCGTCCGCTTTGATAATACGCAGATATTCTATGGCGGCACTGTAACGGGCGGAGAGCAGACTACCGGGGGCCATTATTACGAGTTTTGGCGTAAAAAATGGGCAAAACAGTGGGAAACAAAAACCCCGGACATTGAAGAAGTCATAGAGTTCATTGAGGAAGAACCAGAGCAAGCCTTAGAGGTGGCAGCAACAGTCGCGCCAAAATATGCCTCAATTCAGCCAGAAACGCTCAAAATCAATGAAAAATTAGCAGAAAACATTGCAAAACAAATAATTGTTGCAATAAAAATACAACAGATTAAAATCGCGCAAGAGGAAGAAGATATAGAAACCCTATTATTGATAGCCTAAGACTATGCCAAGACAAAGATACATACAGCACAACGGCGAACTGATACCCGCCGAAGAGTTCTACTCCAGAGAATATTCCGCGCCGATGATAATGCCGGACATTCAGCCCTATCAAAGCCAAGCAACTGGCGAGATGATTACCAGCCGAAGCCATCACCGTGAACATCTAAAACGTCACGGATTGATCGAAATCGGAAACGAAATCGACCACCACATGAAAAAACAGCAACGGCCAGACGACCGGGAAGCCCGGCGCAGGACTATTGCCGAAATATTGAACTCAAAAGGTTATTAAAAGGAACCCACTATGCAATCCATAGCCGAAGCCCTAGAAAGCGCAATCAAACAACACGAAACGACAGAAACCGCGCCCGAAGTTGCCCCCGAAGTTGCCCCCGAAGTAACCACGGAAGTAACTAAAGAACCGAGAGCCAGGTCAGAGGATGGCAAGTTTGCCAAGAAAGAACCCGAAGTTACGCCCGAAGCAGAACCCGCGCCGCGCAAAGCCCCGTCAAGTTGGAAGCCCGCAGCACAAGAAGCTTTCCTAAAGGCTGACCGTGGGGAACCTTTGACGACTGAGGAAATCAAACTACTCACCCAAGAAGCCGAACGACGCGAATCTGACTTCCATAAGGGCGTTTCAGAGTTCAAAAGCCATTCTGAAAGAGCAAAGGCTTATGATGCTGCAATAGCGCCGTACCAGCAACATTTACAGAGTTTAGGCGTAGATGCGCCGACTGCAATTAACGCTTTGATGCGTGCCGATATGACGCTGAGAACGTCAGACCCGGTGACAAAAGCGCAGTATTTCGCTCAACTGGCGAAAGAATACGGCATTGACTTGAACCAGCTTCAAGAACCGCCCCAACTTGACCCGCAAACTAAATATCTAATGAACGAGCTACAGGTGTTGCGTAATCAGCAACAAATGTGGCAAAATCAGGCTAGGCAACAGGAACAAGCAATAGCGCAAGAGCAGTTAGCGTCATTTGCTACACCTGAC